TTACGGTTTACACTGCAAGAACGCCGCAAATTCTGACCACATGATGTTAAGTCTGAACTCACACGGTGAACGGTGTATCATCCAGACGGTCAACAACATGGTTAAGCATAAAATGCTTACGATGATCGTTTTTTGCGGCATAGCGCTTGCTCCTTTTTCAAAGAGGCGCTAACCTTCCACTTGTCACGGTTAGATGGTTAGGGCCTCGGGTTAACGTTTAGTTGACTCGGGGCCTTTCCACATCCGGCCTTCAGGTAATCCTTCCAGCCGTCAGCCGAAAGGCACCCGCGCGTAATGTACAGTTTTTGACTGGGAGGCGCAATCGCCCAGGGGAAGGCTGAGTTGATCCCTCCCCCGGTGACATGCTTTGAAGGCGTCTGCGGGAATAATTCCCCGTTCTTCGGTGGGTTGTGGGCGGCACACGGTTCTCACGACAAACTCGTGCGTCACAAAGGTGGCGCTGCATTCAATGTTGTTGCACTGATAGTATTTCTCCCTGATTGTTCCTGTATCGTTGGCGTTGCGGCTTGTTCTGGTGCGGGTGCTTGCTCCGCAGTATGGGCAAGGATGCATGATGGTCCCCCTGGCTGAAACGGGGTGGGCTCGCGCTCATTCTAGCCAGTCGTGTTACTCTCTGCTATCCAGTCTGCGATTTTTGCTTCCAGCTCCAGTCGGGTGGTGAAGCCGCTGTCGTTGATGACGTGCTCAATGCGCGAAATAATCCAGTCCTGATTGTCAATGTCGCTCTTGAACCCGGATACCGTGCCGTGCATCTCCGGATACAGGTCGGCGCGTCCACGCGCCAGTGTGATGCTGAATTCTGCTGCGCCCCGCTGAAGTTGCTGCCAGCGTGCGGCAGCTGCGCGACGCGCGGCCTCTTCGTTCGGGTAGGTCTTTCTCAGCACATACACGTTGCCTTCTGCGCCTTCCATGTATCCGCCCTCCCGTGAACTGCTTTTCTCCGGCTTCTGCGTGGTTTGCGCGTTTCGCTTTTTCACGTTCACGGCCTTCTTCTGACCGAACTTTAAATCCAGCCAGTAAGCCTTCACCCCGGTGTAGGCCTGTCTGTCAGCAATGCGGAACCGGTGGCTGTCGCCATCCGAACGGGTCAGGGCGAACGAGGGGAGGGCGCGACCGCTGGCCGTCACACCACCACCCGGCAGAATGAACAGCAGGCACCCGTTTTTTACGGTGGCTATTGCACCCAGCATGTCAGCCATGCGCGTGAGGAATGACATATCACTTTCCTCTGTCTGGTCGGCATGGTCGATTTCGATGTTCATCAACATTTCGCTGATTTGTGCTTTCAGTCCGTAACGGTTGGCGATGGCAGATACCACACGCTCAACGGTCACGTCATGCCAGGAGACTTCGCGTTTCACGTTAAACTCTTCGCGAAAATCCGCGCTGTTCGCGGAGATGGTCAGCTTATCCGGTGGCCCGTCGTGTGCGACTTCATCCACAACGAACGTCCCTTTGTGTGTGAGGCTTTCGCCTTTCCATCCCAGAGACAGAGATAATCTTGTTCCACGTTCCGGAAGTACCACCTCGCCGTCGGCGTCGTCGATTTCCAGCGTCACCCTGTCAGCCTCAAAACCCCTGTTGTCTGTCATGGTGAGGCTCATGATGCGCTGCGTGATGTTCTTCAGGCTGTCATCTTTTCCTTCCAGTGTGATAGTGAAGTCCGGTACCCTCACTGTGTCTTCCGCTTCATCCAGTGCGCTGTTGATGTGATGTGTTACTGATTCTGTGATACTCATGATGCCCCTCCCGTGTGCGTATCATCCCACGCGTACCCTGTCGTTTCTGTCCGGCTATGTTGTAAAAAAATCCACACAACCCGCATCACGTGAAGGCTGCCCGCCAGTAGTGGATTATTCAGGCGAGATTAAACACAAGTGATGGTGAATCGTATGGCTGAAACACGATTTCACGGTGTGCGCGTCAGGGAAAATACCGACCTGGTGACGGCAATTAATGACGTTGATTCCAGCGTCATTGGTATTGTTGCCGTTGCAGATGATGCGGATGCCGAACAGTTCCCTCTTAACAAGCCGGTACTGCTTACCCGCGTATCTTCGGTTCTGGGCAAGGCCGGGGAAACAGGTACCCTTTACAAGTCTCTTAAGGCTATTTCTGACCAGGTAAGCACCCGGGTAATTGTCGTTCGCGTGGCGGCAGCTCAGGAAGGCCCGGAAAACAAAACGCAGGATCAGCTTGTCATTGGTACCACGGAAGAAGACGGCAGCTATTCAGGGATGCAGGCCTTTCTTGTTGCTGAACAGATGGAAGGTATTGGTTACCGCCCGCGCATTCTTGCCGCGCCCGGCCTTGAATCTGACGCCGTTACGGCGGCACTAGTGACGGTGGCGGGAAAGATGCGTGCTTTTGCGTACTCCGGCTGCCCCGGCTGCACAAAACCGTCTGATGCCATTGCATTCCGCAAAAAGGTTTCCGGGCGTGAAATCATGCTTCTGTGGCCTGATTTTATCGCCTTCAACCCGGTGTCAGGTAAAAACGAAACGTTCCCTGCTGCGGCGTATGCGTGCGGCCTTCGTGCCCGACTGGACCACGAACAGGGCTGGCATCGTTCGCTTTCCAACATGCCTGTGAAAAATGTTCTTGGGTTATCAGTGCCTGTCTCCTGGTCGCTTCAGGATGAAAACAGCGATGCCAATACGCTGAATAACAGCGAAGTGACCACGCTTATTCACCAGGGTGACGGCTCCTTCCGTTTCTGGGGTAACCGTACGCCGGATACGTCGGAATATACCTTTGAGGTGTACACCCGTACCTCGCAACAACTGGCTGATACTATCGCAGAGGCGCAGCTTCAGGTGGTTGATTCACCGTTGACGCCAGCCAACGCGAAGGATGCGATCAGCGCTATCAAGGCAAAACTGGATGCGCTGGTCACGGCCGGAAAACTTATCGGGGCGGAATGCTGGTTCGATATCATCGACAACGACACAACCAGCCTTCGTCAGGGTATTGTGCGTATTCGCTACAAATACACCCCCGTTCCGCCTATGGAGTGCATGGAACTTTATCAGACGTTTACTGACGAGTTCTTCAGTTCTGCTTTTGCATCTCTGGGAGGAGGTAACTGATGGCTGTGCCAAAAAAACTTCGTGTGTTTACCGTCTTTGTGGACGGTGACAACAAGCTGGGTAAGGTGACCTCCTTCACTCCGCCCAAGCTGACCCGCAAGACTGAAGCGTATCGCGGTGCGGGTATGCCAGGCTCTGCGGCGGTGGATCTCGGTCTTGATGACGGTGCGCTGGATCTCTCCTTTGCGGTTGGCGGCGTGGACCGTCACATCTTTGCCAAATATGCTGCCGGAATTGATGCGGTACGTGTGCGCTTCTCGGGTGAATACTATTCCGAAGAGGGTATTGAGTACGTCGATATTGAAGCCCGTGGGCGCATTGTCGAAATCGACAAGGGCGAAGCCAAACAGGGTGAGGATACCGAACATACCTACGCGATGAAATGCACCTGGTACAAGCTCAGCGTTGATAACAGCGATGTTATTGAAATCGACGTGCTGAACTTCATCTGGCGCGTTGATGGCAAGGATGTGTTGCCTGACCGCACCCGCTCCATGCTGGGGCTTGGCTGATTAACTGACTGACGGCGGTCGTGTGGCCGCCAGGAGAATTTCACGATGTCAAAAAAACAAAACGAAATGCCGGTTGTCGGTGCTGATAACGTCGACGACTTCGATGCTGCTGATGGTAATGAGGTTGCCTATAACGGTGAGCTCATTGAATTAACAAACCCGGTCATCCGTGGCGAACAGATTATTACACATGTGAAGATTGGCGAGCGTGCCCGTCAGAGTGGTTCGCTGCGTGGTCTGTCTCTGGCTCACCTGTACAACCTGAACTTTAACGCGATGTGCGTTTATCTCGCTCGTGTTACAGAGCCCCGTCTCACTGAAGCGGAGTTGTCGACCATGCGCACGGAGGATTTCGGGGCGCTTTCCACGGCGGCCACGCATTTTTTCGCGCCGAAGGCCTTGCCCGGCAAGAAAAAGATGAATACGGGTGTGATGTAATTCGCCTCCTGTTTGACGATATCGAAGAGCTTGTTGCTGATATCGCTGTTGTTTTTAACTGGTCGCCCGCAGAGATATTCGGTATGAGTCCTGGTGAGGTTGTTGCCTGGCGAGAGCGGGCGGCTGCCAGAGCCGGGAATCATAACGATGAGTAATAATCTCCAGATACGTGTAGCCCTCACTGCGGTCGACCGTCTCACTCAACCTGTCAGGCGCGCCCGGGAAATGACCGGCGCGCTTTCTGAATCCCTTTCGTCCACACAGAACGCGCTTAAGTCACTCCAGCGAAGCAGTGATGCGTTTTCCCGTGCCCGTCAGCAGGTCGCTTCGACTGAAAACAGTCTGAATGATGCGCGTGCGCGACTTCAGCGCCTTCAGGAAGCACAGCGCACCGGCACAGCACTGACGGAAAAGCAGCAGGAAACTCTCCGGGCGCTGACCGCAAAGGTTGAGCGCCTTAATACTGTGTACTCCCTTCACCAGTCCCGATTACGGGAGGCCGGTCGCGAACTGGAAGCCCACGGCATACGGGCTGACGGAAGTAACCGCGCTGTGGAGGAAGCAATCAGGCGAACGCAGGAATACAACGATCAGCTTGAACGCCAGCAGGCTCAGCTTTCGCGCGTCACGCAGGCACAGCAACGTTACGATCGTGTTCATGATATCGCCGGTAAACTAAGCCAGCGCGGAGCGTTTGCCATGGCGGCGGGCAGTGCTGGTCTGTACGCCGCCGGACATGCGGTTGCGCCTGTTGTTGAAGAGCAACGGCAGGGCGCGCTTATTGCGGCACAGAGTGGCGGCAGTGCGGATGACGGGCAGCGCTACAGCCGGATGATTCAGAATATCCGGGCGTCGGGTGTTGCAACGGATATTGCGATGATTTCAGAGGCGGCAGCTGCGACGCAAAGCACGCTTGGCTCACTGGGTACGGTGGGGACTGAAGAGCTCGAACGGGTGACACGGCAGGCGCTGGATCTTGCTCAGGTCACCGGCGGTAGTGTGGCTGAACAGGTTCAGGCTGCCGGAATCATGCTGAAAAACGGGCTTGCCGCAAATGCCGGGGAGGCGGTCGACCTGATGGCGGCAGGGATGCAGAAAATGTCTGCCGAAATGCGCGCTGAACTTCCTGAAATTCTGCATGAGTATTCCACGCACTTCCGCAATATGGGGCTTTCCGGCTCTGAAACCATGACGCTGCTTGTCAGCATGGCACAGCAGGGAAAATTCGCCCTGGATAAAACCGGCGATGCCGTCAAGGAATTCAGTATTCGCGGTTCGGATATGTCCAAAGCAAGCGTTGAAGCCTATGAGATGATTGGTCTTAACGCTGAAAGAATGTCGTCAGCGATTGCCAGCGGAGGCGCAGCTGCACGCGAGGCAATGCAGCGAACGGCTGCCGGGCTGCTGAAGATTCAGGATCCGGCAGAACGGGCTAATGCGGCGATAGCGCTGTTCGGCACACCCATTGAAGATCTTGCCGTTGACCAGATCCCGGATTTTCTCCGCTCGCTGGCAACGGTATCAGACCGTATGGGACAGGTTCAGGGAACCGCCCGGCGAATGGGGGATGTCCTGCGGGATAACCTCGGCGGTGATGCCGATCGTCTGTCTGGCGTCTTCTCCGGTATACGCAGTGATGTTGTGTCGCTGGTTACTGATGATATCCGCGAGCTTGTACAGGCTGTTGCTTCTGTGGGCGAACGTTTCAGGTCGTGGATTCAGGAAAACCCGCAGCTTGTACGCACACTGACCCTTACCGTGGGGGGCGTGCTTGCGGCCACAACGGCCATAGGCGCGCTGTCTGTCGGTGGTGGATTGCTGACGGGGGTTTTTGCAAAACTTCAGCTTGGCTCTGCGCTTCTTGGTGGCGGGCTTTCCTCCGTTGCAACCGGCGTCAGTGGTCTTGTCCTTCGCCTGTCCGGACTTCCGGCACTGTGGGGGATGGTATCCGGTGCGTTTTCGGTGCTGGGCGGGGCGCTTGCCGGTCTTCTCAGTCCTGTTGGTCTCGTGATTGCTGCCCTTGCCGGTGGGGCGCTGCTCATATGGCGTCACTGGGAACAGGTTAAGGCCTTCATGCTCGGCACATTCCGGGCGCTGTGGGCTGGCCTTGCGCCTGTTCGTGAAAGTATCGCGCAGTTTGCGCCGCTGTTTGATCTGGTATCGGGTGCGGTGTCCACGGTGTTCGACTGGTTTACCCGGTTGCTCACGCCGGTTCAGGCCAGTAATGAATCTCTTGAACGGTGTACATCGGCCGGGGAAACTTTTGGTCGCGTGCTCAGCGGGGCGATATCGCTCGCACTTACACCTATGAAGGCGCTGATGGACGGGCTTGCCTGGGTACTGGAAAAACTGGGCGTGTTGCCAGATGAAGCGGAAAGGGCGCGACGGAAACTTGAGGATGCACAGCGGGCTTCGCTTCTTCAGGGCAAGCTCTCCCTGCTTCAGGGTGATGTTAATGCCATTATCACCAAACCAGTTGATGGCAATGGAGATAAGGGAGGCAAAGGGGGTAATGATGAAAATGGCGGCAAGCCTTCTGTCATAAACGACGGTACCAGTGGCGTTCTTCGCAGGCTCAAGGGTATCGAAGGCAATACGTCGGGTATGCTTCAGGAAGCCCGTAAGCGTATCGGCCCCGGCGATATCGTGTTTAAAAATCTCCCCCGCGCGCTGGCCGTTCGTGGGCAGTGGAATGAACCGACTGTTGCCCCCGGGCTTCCGCCTGTGCCAGCGCTTTCACCCGTGTCTCCGGTTGTTTCCCCGGATACTTCCCGTCCTGTGGAGGTTAAGCAGTGGGCACCGGTTTCGCCATCATCGGGTTCGGCATCGCGTGCATCTGCGCCTGCGCCGTCGCCTGTGTTTGATGGGGAAATTCACGTTCACCTTCATAACGTGGTTACACAGAATCCGCGCGACCTTGCCAGAATGGTGGGGGAGGCGGTACGTGAAGAAATTCGCAGACAGTCCGGTGGCATAAACAGCTTCCGCGATCGTGATTAGGAGTGATGGCTATGATGATGATTTACGGCATGTTTGTTTTTCAGCTAAGCAAACTGCCACACCAACAAATACAGCAGTCCCGTAACTGGCGGCATGTAAAGAACGAGCGAATCAACCGCTCGGCAAGCTGGCAGTATATCGGTGCGGGTGACGATACCATCACGCTTTCCGGTCTTCTCTACCCGGAAATAACAGGCGGTGAAGTCTCGCTTACGGCACTGACAACTCAGGCGTATGCGGGGCGTCCATGGCCACTGATTGATGGTGTCGGGCAGATTTACGGGATGTACGTCATAACCTCGTTACAGACCACGCGCTCAGAACTCGATCGCTATGGCAGGGCCAGGAAGATAGAGTTTACGGTGACCTTTCAGCGTGTGAATGAAGATTTGCGTGAGCGCCTCCAGTCCTCGTCACTTGGCGATCTGGCGAATAACGTTAAAGGGGCGCTTAATAACCTTTCGGTACTTGTGTGAATGAAGACGCCCTGATGTCAGGGCGTCATGGTGAAGTGTTGTTTGTCCTTATCAGATAATTGTTTTTGAATAACAAATAACGGGATTTTATAATCTCTTAACCTTATAACGTTTGTGGTCTGAAATAATAATTAAGGAGATTATCGTGTTATCTTACTTAATGGCTATTCACTTTGTTTTGTTTGGAAACTCTACTGATTTAAAAAAATTCTGGAAAGCAGAAGTAATACGTCGTGACAATATGACCATATGGAGGCTTTTAAGAGAGAAAAGATCACGATCGCGAAATTATCTTTTTTGGTGGAGACTGGCTAACGAGATGTTCATCCATGGAGGTAAATTAACTAAAAAAGCGGCAAAAAAAATCAATCGTAGATTGCTTAACGAATATGGATGCGATCTTGGCCTTGGGCTAACAATTGGCAAGGGGCTTACAATTCTTCATCATACAGGCATTGTTGTCACCAGCACAGCGATTATCGGTGATAATCTAACAATCAGGCAAAACACCACGATTGGCCGCAGTCAATCATGCAATGAACATGACCACGTGATTATTGGTAACAATGTGGACATTGGGGCGCATTGTTTTATACTTGGTTCCGGTTTCACCATAGGCGATAATGTTAAAATTGGTGCAATGTCCTTCATAAATAAAGATATACCGTCTAACTGCACATATATAACTAAAAAGAGCGGTGTTGTATTGTATAAATAGAGTACATAAAGCCATCGATATTTCTGTCGATGGCTTTTTCTTTTTATTGTGGGGCTACTGGCCATTCGACATCCGCTGCTACTGTTGTATCAACATGATTCAACAATACCCGATATTTATTCCATGCCTCCAGCAACGATCTTTCTTCCTCCGTTGCGATTTCCAGATCTACAGCATCCTGCAGTGGCGCAATATACTCACTGAATTCCTGGATGTGGAACTGTGTGGTGACGGTCTTCCAGCCATTCGGCTCCTGCTGTATCGAAGCATACCAGGCTATTTCAATATCGCTATGCTGCGGCAGCAT